CCCAAGGCTTCACTAGTCTCCAATACATAAGGAATATTCCCTATGATTGACTCAAGTTTGTTAAACATGAGTTGAGTTGTCCGCCAATATCCCTTCAAGTAGAAGAGATTGGCAGTGGCAACCCATGAGATAATAGAAGAAGCTTGCTGTCTGTTCTCAGGGCGTTCACGTCGAAGGTAAACAGGTGTTACCTGGTACCCAGCGTAAGCGTCAACACCACATGACTCTCTGAAGCTTCCGCTCAAGAAAGTCTTATTGGTGTTTACCTTGCAATTGTATTTTTGCAGGTAATCGAGAACAGTGGTCGCATTCGCTACGGGGACGATAATATCATCTCCGTATACGTATAAGGATCTAGTAACAATTTTTACGTTACTAGCCTTAATTGGAAGGTTTCTGCTCTCCAACAGGGCGACTACACATACCGTGTAGAAATACATCGCTTCTATAGGAAAACAGAGAGCACTACCCATTGACGCAAACTTCTTCAAAGGACCGACAAGTCGGCCATCTGGAAGTTGCGCTTTCGTCGATCGACATGCATCAATAGCACCCAGAAAATCTGGGCAACTACGAAGCATCTCCTGTACTTGTGACCAAGGAACTCGGTCACTAGCATCAGAAAGATCAATCGTTGCAAATTGACCATCTTTCGACGAAGTTATAGCGAGATCCTGGTTGATTGTTTGGTCTTTAAAATTTATATGACCTGACGTCAACCAGTTGGATTCGAGATCTCTATAAAGATAATCTCTTATCCCTTGTTGCGCATATTGCATACAACAAGGCTCAATTGCTATAACTCGGGGACTTTTAAGAGTCTTCGGAACAAGAACGACCCGAACAGGACGTTCCTTATTCCGTGGAACGATCTTAACAACCTGAAGCTCCTCAGAATCGACAGGGATACCCAAAGGGTAGCCATTGTCAACAAGAGGGAAATAATGCTCCAGTCGATCGTACCACTCACGCCATACATATTTCTGGTTTCCAGAAATACGCTCTGCCGTGGCGCCAGGACCATGCTTTGGAATACATTTGGTAACTGAAAAATCAGTAGCCAGATGGCTCCAGAGTATAGAAGCAACTTCGCAAAAAGCGAATTCTGCCTCTTTTGGCGCAGAAGAAGTCTCAAAAGACTGCTCGATTGAGATGAAATTGTCAAGCGCCGCGTGAACCCTCTCGGGCGAACACGGTAGTTCCACTTTGCTGAATGTGAGACATATTTGTCGCACAGACTCAACAACAGTAGAAATATCGCTTGATATTCCGCTATCGCTAGTGGAATTTTCATAATTAATCACCTTTCCCGTCTCACGGTTGAAAATCAGACTGGTCATACCTTGCAAAAATGCAGGGATTGACCCCCTCTTAACGGTTCTAAAGCCGATGAAGAGTGTTGAGTCTATAGCCCCAGATGCTATGCTTCTCTCGAAGTCACGGCAAAATTGGGGGAGGGTTATCGTAAGAAACGATAAACCTTCATTTTCGACCCGCGATCTAATTGTTAATAGATCGCGTAAATCAGAGACATCAGCGACACACTTAATTGAAGCATCTATATAGATACTTTCAATTAACTCCAGATAGTCACTTACGTTGCTTTTCAAGCTGCCTCCTAACTAGGGGGTCGGCTTCAAGCCACGTACGTCTACCTATGTTCCGATCCCAAAAGATCGGAACACTGTCACCCACTTGAAAAGCAGAGGTAAATCATTCTAACAGTTCTCCTGAAACATGAGGTCTGGTGGAAATTTTAAGGTTTCCAAAACCAGGTTCAGATTTCACGACTATTTGAGCAGGTGCTTCATCAGCACTTGGTCGTAATAGCGCACTCAAGATAATAGGTAAAGTATTTCCTAATATCAAGAGTAGGGTATCCTGCCAACTAGGCTTTCGTCTAGTTGGGGGTTTGTGATCGGTTGCCATATGGTAACCATCCTTTCTGTATAGAATATCAGGTACTCCTCGCGGAGTATACTGAAAAACTCAATGGGCTGAATCTTACGACTCAGAACCATAGAGCTTACCAACTGCAGTGGTGTCTAACCAGGATTTAAACCCGGTTATTAACTGATCTACCTGAGTAGAGCTAAACCCCGCAAGGGGTCTATCGACTACAAGGTAGACGCTAAGAGTCTCATAGTCGTTAACAGCTGTTAACGGATCAGGGACAATAGCACGCTGGTCGATCCTGGCCATTGATCGAATTCGATCTTTGACCGTCGTATGCGATATATTCAGAGTGAACGAAAGATCGTTCTTCTGATAGGTGGATTTTGTTCCACCAGTCGAAATACGAGGCATCGATTGCGCGACAGCATTGACTGTGACAGATTGTGGATCGGCAAACATAGTGTGGTTGACCTCCAAAGTATATGGAATTTAGACCCGCTCCGGTTCATTCCTTTTCCAAGGGAACAAACTTGATTAAGGAAACGAGTAGATAGACTACTGGTAGGAACTTCGGAAGTTTTACCTTCTGTTGATTCCTAAAGCTCCAGCAATCGCCACTTGACGTGGGGTTAAATCTTCCCACGCCCGGCTGAAACCAAATGGACTGCTTGCTTCATCCCTTTGTTTTGTTTCGATTTCTCGAAGAAACTCAAGGATGACAGTACCGCCGAGAAATGGCAAAACGGTTCGAAACCGTCGCGTTCTCTGCACGTGCTGCATTACATAGCAGTATTTACAGGCCAGGGAGTCGATTAGGTAATCATTGACGCGATCAACATGATCGCCCATATTGGTAGCCCAATCGATCGCCCAGGTCCAAGGAGTAGCCTTATAGATGTTTGATGGACTCGTTCTGAGGCCCGTGACGTCGAGAAATCGCATCATGTCGCCCCACCTCGAATAAAATTGAGGGTGAGCCTCATCAAACTCTGGGACGTAGACACGGAAAGAGCCTACAGCAGTAATTGTCCAGGTTTTATCCTCGAACAATTCCCACGTAGGAGTTCCCGTAAAGAAATCACCAGGCAGAAAAGGGTCGAGTTTATACCCGATACCCTCGTCTATCTTAGTGGTCTCACTACCTCCGCTTAGGGTTTTCCGCCTACGAGTAAATTTGTTGTTCCGCGCAATGCGCTTTTCAACAAGATCATTGTAATTTTGTATTACATAATCGAATTTACGTAGGTCGCTGAGAAAGGGTTTCCACCCAAACTCAAAATTGAGGAAATGGTCAGAAACATTTTTTGGTTTCATGACCCTCGCAGTCTGATTACCGCCAGAGAGCCTCCATATATCATGGAACGCTCTGGAAGTAGTTTTCAGCTGCCTAGGCATATCGCGCAATTCACTTGCGAAAACGAATGCCGAAGCTCCCTCAATGCGAGGCTTGGTCGCAGACCAAGCCCGAGAACCCCAGTCTCCCATGCTAGGAAAGAGCGATGGACTAGGTCCGAGGCCGTTTTTGACTAAAGAAAAGTCACCTCCGGTCCCGAACAAATTACCATCGGCGGTTCCAAAACCGCCAACATACCGTAGCTTTTTATCACTACGGACGTATGTCCCTTTTCCTACTGTAGCTCCTAAATTGCTACAGACGGTCTGCTTCAGATACCTAAACAAGCCACCCGTGAAATAAGGAGGACCCTCGTGGAGTTCATCCACGCAGTATTCTATCTTAAGTAACGGGTAAGAAACGGATAAATCCTGTATGTTAGTTTGTACAGGACTCCATTGGCCTGTCGGCACACCACCCTGTGTTATCGCTGAGTTATAATAACCCAGACGATGTGCACCGGTTTGCTTTAAAGGTGTTAACCGAGTTCTGACGCGAGACGTGCTGTTAGACATTGACTATTCCTCCATTTGGAACGAATATCTCTTGGCTCGTGCGAACCAATTTGCAACTGCTGAGTATATTCGCGATTACAGGAGACACCATCGCTGATGTCTCAGACCCCCCCAAGG